TCTACCGCTCCATCTGGATTCAATCCTCTTTCTGCTCTAACTTCACCGGGTGCTAATACTCCCTCAGATAGATATATCATATCAGTCTTTGCTTTGACAAATGCATCATCTACATTAATATTTCTAAATCTAAACTTTGCATCTCCACCTAGAACTTGTGGCATAAGTTGAGCGTTTATAGCTGCTTCTACCGCAGATTGTAAGTGTCTGACGTAAGGTTCGAAAATAGCTCTTGCTTGTTCTGGTCTGTCAAACATAGTTATCGGTACTTTCAAAGCAACATGTATTTTCTTTAATATATCGTCTGTATATTTTCCATATTCAAATGCTCTTTGTGTGCCTTGTAGTTCTTTGACTACTATATCATTACCGTGAATTATATCTTCACCCGGTTCTAAAGCATTAAAAGCTGATACTATTTCATTTATTTTATCAGGACCGTAAGGCATATCAGGTAAACCAGCACTTATATCAAATCTACTTGTAGCATATTTGTTTAATGCAGCACCTATATCTCTTTCGGCGTAATCTTTTAAATCTATTAAGTATAGTATAGGGTGTATATCACTCAAACCATACGCATAGTCATCAAAAGGATTGTTACGATAACAAATTAATTCATTTTCTTCAAAACGTACAGAGTCTTTATCGTCTCCTATGTCTTGATAGTAATACATTACTTGTCCATTGGGGTCTCTTTGTATGTACATATTCTGTGACGACCTAATAACTAAGTTATCACCTGTCCATTCTAGATAAGATGTACCAAAAATACGTCCATTTCTTAACCATGTATATAATAACTGTTCTATATTTATTTCATCAAATAAACTTTGAATACTTTCTCTATCCTCATCATTATCTGTAACAATATCATAACCATCCTTAGCTGCGTACATACAAGGCAAGTCAATCAATGTTCTAACTATAGGGTCAGACAGATATACATTCATATATGTCTTATAATCACCTATCTGAGGTTCTTTATTGGCTTGTTTTCTCCCAAAAATACCATTATTATTAGATAAAGATAATCTTTTTATGATACCTTCACCATAACTTCGTGGTGAATCTTTTTGGAATGGGGGATTTTCCCCAACAGTTGCAAAACTGCGCCTATTAAAAGGCCAATAATCTCTTAGAGCCATGGCTATCAGAAGTATATAGTCGGATATAGTATATAAAGCTTTCGCCGAAAACTCTTTAAATACCCCTTAAACCTGTCTTATTCAATGTATGTGAACGTTTAGATGTAGTAAACACAGGGTTTCTAGAAGCTCTACGAACGTTGCCTCCTTGTTGTTGTACAGATACACTAGCAAATGTACCTGAAGCGGGTAACATTTGTAGACATGCATGTAACGCTATGGCACTACTGTCACAATAATCATCATGTTTACCACTAGGTGCAGCAATTTTCTCTGTTTTATTAGCTGCATCCATAGTATATTCTAAATCTATATGTTCTCTTAACCATTTATTGACTAATTTTGCTTGATTTGGTTCTAAACCATCAGGATGAGGTACTTTTACTAATTTTTGTTGTATATATGACACATAATCACGATAAATTTGTGTTTTAGTGCCTTTTGGACCACCAGTGAACACAAATGGTATAAATTGTATTTGAGATTCTATACATGCAACTCTTAAATCTTGTTCTATAGCTCCTCCCATACCTGTTGCATCAATTATCAGTTTATCGGCACCATATTCTTTACATATAGCCATAATCCTACTTCTTTGGTATGGAATGTCATGTCCACCCGACTTAGGGCTAATTTCCTCAAGGTATATAAGGTTTGCGGTATTACTATCCTTGTCTTTAGATGTACTCCATACGCTAATAACAGTGCTATTAACAGATTTGCCAATGTCAACACCCACAACACAGTTAGGATAATCTTTTCCTCTCTCTCCAAAGGTTCGTCCTCTGGATAAACAGGCTTTGAGTAACTCGGGATTGAAGATGTTCGAGACCGATTCGACGAACTCGCACTCATATTCTGTTCTCCAATATATTGAATCTTCCCCCCATTCCCTCATCTTTTCAGCCATATCTTCGTCAGTATAAGGTGCAGAGTAAGCCCTCCCCGGCTTTACTGCATCTCTCCATGTAAATACCATTCGTTCGAATGAGTCGTTATATGCATCATCATAAAGATAGCGCCACATGTGATTCTCTTTACTCTTGGGCGTACCTAAGTTAATAAATGGAGCCCTATTAGAAACTATAGCGGGCTCTACGTTGTCAACAAATAATTTGTCATCTATAAGTGGGCTCTCATCTACTATACACATAGTTGGATGTTGTCCTCGTATTGCTTGTCCCTGATTTGATGGAGCTAAAGGAGCTCTACGTAGAACTGTCCCTCCCTTCATTGTGATATTAGGTTTGTTATGAAACCTATACGTGTCAATCAGTCCATTGAGAAAACTGTTATCAGCAAAATGTCTATAACAGTAATTAAATATAAGTGAAGCTTGGTCCTCAGTTGGAGCCAAGATAAAAATTAAATCTCTAAATCTATTAAAAAACATGTAGATACATACAGCTACCGAAAGAGCAAAAGACTTGCCACTGCCTCGTGGAGCCAATATTGCTAGTTTACGATGCTTATCTTCATCTCCATCAGGAAATGTTAACGTTTTTACAATGATTTGTTCTTGTAAAGGTCTTAATCTTAGTGGTCTTTGTTTGTTATCTATGAGATATGCTTCACAAAATGCTCTAATCAATAGAGTCATCTTCCTTTCATCTTGTCTACATATCTTAAAAATCTGTTCTAGTTTTCTGGAGTCGTGTGCAGCTATACCGCTAATCGCGGATTTCATCTGATTTTCTTTCTTCAGGGCTGTCATCTATTATCTCCTCCAGTATTTTTGAGAAATTTTCACTATTCTTTTCAACAACAGTAGGTATTTCTATATTAAGAGCACGGAACTCAGTATGAATATCACGTACAATCTGGTTTCTTTGTCGCAATAACTCTGTTCTCGCGTTAACATCCCGAATACATACAAGAATTTCTTCCCACAACAAGTCTTCAAGCGCGAGATTGCGGGCCAGAAGCCGGACAAGTTCTTTATGTCTTTCATATTCCCCTTCTCCGACTCTGATGCGTAAACGCCTTTCATACCCTTCGACGTCCATTACTTGGCTTCGTCGAGTGCGGCCTTAACTTTAGACTTGACTAAAGCAGACAATTCATCATCTTTTTCGTCCCAAGCTGTAATTAATACATTTTTGACTAAAGAGTCTTTGACATGCTTTTGTGCAGTCTCATCCATCTTCTCAAATACTTTCATTTGAGCTTTTGTTAGATTCTTATCAAGTAACCCCATCAGTTCAGCTTCGTTATTCTTTAAGTATTTAAAGACTAACTCTTTAACTGCTGGTACAGTATAAGCGATGTATCCGCCCATACCTAACACCAAAGCAGCTAATCCTGCTAACATTGGGTCATCCATCAAAGAGTCTAATAGACCTGATTCTTCAACAGTATCAATGATAGCTGTAAGGTTACCCTCACTAGTTTCATTGGCTGCTGTGTTGTTATTTGTTTCGTTTGCCATAGGTTGTTCACCTGCTTTATAATAATACAGTCGTACTATATAAAGCTTTCGTTGTGTGGCCCCCAGAACGCCTAATGCTTAGAAATCCTGTGGTCGTGTGGTCCTGTTGGGAGCCACAATAATACTAGAACGTAAGACTATATAAAGCTTATGTCTATGCGTCTACCACTAGGGCGTATGCGAATTGATTTCCTACCTTGTGTATCTCTAGCAAGCGTATAGTTTTACCATCATCTATTGTTTCTAACTTAGTTTCCAATAGAGCTAAAACTCCTGCTAGGTCACTTGCGGTTTCAGTGAAATCGTTTACTGCGAAATTTGCCATTTATTATCTCCTTATTTCTTTTTTGCTACAACTTTTGTTGCTGTTTTATGTTCGTGTGCTTGTTGATTAGCCTCTATTAACTGTGCTTGTTGTTGTGCTGAAGCATTGTAGTCAATAACAGCTTGTGCTTTTAGTTTATAGAACGCTGTCTTTTCTGCTTGTTCTTGTTTCCAGACATCTAGAGCATCCTTGATAATCAGAAGGGCTGGCCCTCCAAGAATAGCTATCAAAGTTGTATATCCTTCTATTTGTTGTAGAACAGTCTGGTCTTGTAGTCCGTGAAAAATCACATATCCTGCAAAACCAACCCAGAGTAAAACTAAAGGTACAGCAATCATGAACATGAAAATATCATTAAAAGTTACTCCTTCTTTTGCTTGTGCCATCGTTTCAGTCCTCCTTATCTTTTTTGTTTCCTTCACTACCTTCTTCGGTAATTGTAATTGTAATCGTGACATTATTTTCTGAATCATCGATAGTATGACAACACATAAAAGTGCTATCCCTAATACTGCAAGTATAATTGCAACCATCGTTAGTAAGTCTGTTGGTGTCATTATTCATGGTTCCTCCAAGATTATTTCATCAATATAGAAATACGTTACATAGTCATATAAACCATCTCTATCAAAGTCTGCGTACAGATTTACATATACCATATACCATCCAGTATAAGGTTCTGTAAAGTATTCTGGTCCAGAGTTTAATTGGTACTCGTTAGCTTCCCAACCAGTAACATTAAAAAAGTAGTTGTTATACATGTATCCGTTCCATACTGTTTCATTATCTTCATTAACTTTCATGTGACCTATATCATAATACACCATGACTGGTAAAGAATCTTGGTCACAGTCTGTATCTATGTCTACAGTAATATTCAGTGTGTTTTCTTCTCTAGAATAATTACCATA